ATCGAGGAACTCCTCGCTCGCATCATTGAGGTTATCGATGAGACGCACCAAGATGGTATTATTCTTCTTGAGTTGTGTAAGGGGGGGAGAACGAAGCGTACATAATAATACCCTCGCTCAATACCCCTTAAATCGCTGATCGTCTGTATGTTCGTTGGTACGACAGGCAAGTGCGCCCGCAAAACGAAGCGTTACATTTGGGTTACATTGGTGTTACATTGAGGGGCTTCGGACGGCATTAGAAGGCGGTACGTGTTACATCCGAACATTGAAGGGCTGAGATAGCCCCATAGAACGCCCACAGAGGGCGCAAACGCTTGAAATAGGCGGTTATAGCAGGACTCTTCCTCTATAACCGCCTATGCTGTTTTTCTTGCCTCAAGGCATATTCTTTCATCCCCTACTTAACCACCCATAACGCTACTCAAAAGCTGTTAGCTGGACAAAAAGCTGGATAGGTAAGCTGGACAATATGTTCGTGTTTAGCTGGACACTTAGCTGGACAAAATAGGTAGAATTGGTTGTTCTGTGTGCATTAGTAAAGCCTTAAATCCATTGGTTATACGTGATAATTAGGGCGAGTTGATAGGGGTAATGCACGTCAGCGCTAACGCAATTGCTTGATACTCAGTGGTTATAAGCTACGGCTTACTCGTTACGGCTTGAATTAGCTCGCTAATCTGAGCCTCCTTCGTTCTGATTAGCTCTTCAAGTATATCGATTGTGCGCTTCTGTGACGCTATGAGAACGTCCTTGCTTGCTAGTAGCTCATCAGTGGAACTCGATAGTGAGGGAAGTTGCTCAGGAGAAGATGGGTTGTTCCCATTCGCTATACGAGTCCCATGCATTGCTATCTTGACGCTCCCTCTATTCCCAATCACAGAGTGGGTAATACTATTATCCGCAACAGAAGAGGAGTCGCATAGCATTCCTCCCCTCCCAGTCAGAATCCATAGCGGTGATATGTCGGGATAATTTTCCGATATTGCGGTGAGCCACTTACTCTGTATATCTGAATTTTGGGCTATCGCCTTCCGTATTACGCCACTACTAGCCCCTATGGAACGTTCGAATTGGGCAACATTAGTCCCTTTGTACTCAATGATTTGCGATATACGGGAGGCGATAGTGTTAGGCATAAATCAGAAAATTATCCTCTCCGACTTGTTTTGTCGGAAAATTATCCGTTACTTTGCAGTGTTGTTAAGACTTAACAACGTGTAAAGATAGACAGAAACCAATTAGAGACAATAATCACATGGCAACAACTATGCAACGACACATTGAAGTGGGTGCCGATGTCCGCAAGCGCATCATGCAGGAGCTGGACATCTCTGAGGGTGGGCTATCACTCGCCCTCAACTACAAGCGAGACGGAGAGGATGCAAAGAAGGCACGTGCTCTGGCTCTCGAGCTAGGCGGTGAGGTCTACTGCACCATACCAGAGTGCGAGACGATACACGACGCTGACGGGCAGATGATCCAGGTCTTCAGCAATGGCGCACGGCTCATCATTGATAAGGGTAACAGCGAAGGACGCATTGAGCATAATGGACGAGTAGTCAGCCTCTGCTACCACGTAACCATCAATATGCTTGATGGACTCCAGGCACTAGCCTCCAATCTCTAAGACCATGCTCCAGCACTACGGAAAATCCACGGTGATAGATCTTGCTGACCTCACGGAGGATCGACGAACTTCCGAAGAGCGATCCGAGTGCTTGGCTCCTGTAGTGTCCCTTGATTCCTACTACAAGATGGTTCAACGTGGGAAAATCAAAGTCCTTCGACAAGGGAAAGGCAAAGGGAACTCTGCCCTCATCGACTACGACAGCTTACCACGAGATCTCCGAGACAAGGTAGATAAGCGCATTGGGAGCGATGCAGTGCATGTGGCGGTACTCCGCAAGTGGTTCAGCGACCACTATCAGCGAGATCGCCAAGCTCAGGAGTACTACCCTAAGCGTCTGCGGGAGCTTAACCTCACCCTCTCTCTTGAGCGCATAGCCCAGCTGACAGAGGAGTACATCGTGAATGCGTCGGTACTACAGAGTGTACGGAGCTTGCAAGCGGACATACGCCTCTTGAAGCGAGTGATGGGAGGTAGTAAGAAGGTACGCTGGGAACAACTGGCGAGTGCCATCAGCTACTATCGCCAAGAAGTCGGGCATACACTCCCTCAGAGTGCCCCCCGCTTTAGGAAGGCGCTACGGGAATTTGAGCAGAAGGGCTACGAAAGTCTCATAAGCAAGAAGTTCGGCAATCAACAGACTCGCAAGGTCGATCACGACACGCTCCGCCTCCTCCTCGCCATCGACAACGATGACACCCGACCATACAATAGCACGGTGGCAGACCGATACAATGACTTCGTCGAAGGCTTGGTAGCTATCTACAATCCCGAGACAGGTGAGCTGTACGACAATCGCCAGTACAAGCCCCTCTCCGCCTCTACGGTTGCCTTCTACCTCAACACCCCCGAGGCAAAGGCACTCCGAGGTAAGGTGCACGATGACTATCAGACGTGGCGAGGTAAGCACCAGCCCTATGTGATGCGCAATCGCCCCACGATGTCCCTATCAAAGATCTCCCTGGACGACCGAGACCTCAAGATCAAGGTCAACTGGAGAGAGCAGGGTATCAGCGAGACCGTCAGCCTGAAGATCTACGTGGCTTACGACTTGGCAAGCCAAGCAATCATCGGGTATGCCTTCTCGGGGAAGAAGCGCCACGACATCTTCATCGGCTGTCTGCGCTCAACCTTCCGCACGCTCCTCTCCCTGGGGCTTCCTTGCCCACACGAGGCGGAGGTGGAACAGCACCTGGTGTCGGACTTCCGTACCTCACTGATGGCGGATGGGGCACTCTTCCCTAAGGCACTCTTCCTTGCCCCAGGGAACTCGCAGGCAAAGGGCGCTGAGCACTTCAATAGGCTCTTCAAATACACAATAGAGAAGGAGTACATCCCCAACACTGGTCGCCACTACGCACGCTTAGAGGCAAACCAAACCAGCGAAGAGAAGAGCTTCGATGAGCATAACGACCGATTCAAGGTCAAGGCTTGGGCGTATGAGGATGCCGTCGCCTACTACGAGGAACTCATCTACAAGTACAACCACTCACCACATAGCAACGAAGCGTATTGGGGTGGGCGCACCAGATGGGAAGTCCTCCAGGAATCGGTCAATCCCGAACTAGCAAGCATCGATGAGCATCGCTTAGCCGTCTTGCTCGGAGAGCATCGGGCAACCTCGGTACGTCGAGGGTCTATCAAGGCGAACTACCGCTCCTTCGCACTGTCGCCCCAAGCTATCGGGAAGCTGAAAGACCGCAATGGCAAGGTAGATGCTTACTGGTGGGAGCAGGAGGAAGGACAGATGGATGCGGTCTACATCTACGAAGGTGGACGCTACATCGAGACTGCCACGGAGGTCGAACGCTTCAACGAGGCGACGATCGAACAGACAGCGGAGGATCGCAAGAAGCTACATGGACAGCTACAGCGTGTAAAGTCCTTCGACACCTACATCACGGAGCGCCTGCCTGGCAAGGCTCGCCTACTGAAGGAGGAGACACACCAAATGCTTACCGACCTCGAGCCTCAGGAGGTGGTCACGCTACGACGAGGCGAGGATGGTGAGCTCCACGACGAAAACGAAACAGAGGACTGGCTGGTGACCTCCCCCGAGGTCGACGACATCCGAGCGAGAGCGCTAGCAGACCTGTAAGAATAGTAATCGAACACTAATTAAATCAGATTAGAAATGGAGTACAACGGAAAAGACTACTGGACTCGAGAGGAACTTATCGAGACGTTCGATGGAGGAGGGTTCAATGAACTGGACAAGGAAGGTGCCTTTGGTATCGCCCTATGCATCCCCGAGATCTACGATGGAATAGTCTACGACTTTGAGAGATTCAGCCCAAAAGTTAAGTCGGCACTGACGATGCAATCCTTCTGTCCCGACTAACCATGAAGATGACGGTGGTATTTGAGCCCTGCTATATGTGGGATGATCTCAAGAGGGTCTTTGGCGAAGAACGAGCCAAGCGACTACGAAAGAGAGGATCCCTCGGTAAGGCTTATAAAAGTGACAGCGGAGAGATCTACTTCGAGGAGAAGCAGTTCTCTCGGTGGGTGAAGAAACTAATCAAACGACAATAGAATGAAGAAGAAAGTAAAGAAGAAGGTGAGTACCGTTGTCTACTCAAAGGAAGGGCTTATATCCATTTTGGGGGTAGATAAGTACAACGAGCTGAATAGCAGCAACGAGTTTGGTATGGAGGAGTCCTTCCTTAGCGGAGATATGCTCATAACCATCTTCAGGGAAGCTCGATTCACCGAAACCGCCCTAAATGCACTGAGAAATGCTGTTAAGTAACGAACTCAAGGGGCGCACGCTCGAGGCAATACTCGCCGACCGTGCTAACTACCCCAGCGATAGCAAGCATGCTACTGCCCTCGGCATCTCCCCCAGTGTGTACAATGCTCTAAAGAAGGGAAAGCTCGAAAAACAGCTGAGTGAGACTGCTTGGCTGAGCATCGCCAGACGACTCAACGTGCCCCTGCGTGGCGAAATCGAGTGGAAGGTCGCCCCCACAGCTACCTATGATTATGTGACGGGACAGCTGGAAGCGTGTCAGGAGCGAAGCCTCTCTGCCCTGCTCTGCGACCTGCCGAACATCGGTAAGACCTTCTCGGCTCGGCAATACGCTCGGACGCATAAGAATGTCGTCTACGTGGACTGCTCTCAGGTCAAGACAAAGGTGCGTCTGGTACGACAGATTGCCCTTGGCTTTGGCTTGGAAGCCAAGGGGAGGTATGAGGAGATCTACGCTAACCTCGTCTACTACGTCAAGAGCCTCAACCAGCCCCTGATCATCCTTGACGAGGCGGGAGACCTGCAGTATGAAGCCTTCCTCGAGTTGAAAGCCTTGTGGAATGCGCTGGAGAATGCCTGCGGATGGTATATGATGGGTGCAGATGGCTTACGAGCAAAGATTGAGCGAAGCATCGATTGCAGAAAGGTCGGCTATACCGAGCTCTTCTCTCGCTTCGGGGATGCTTACCGTCAGGTGACACCGCTCGATGGGGAGGAGCGCAAGAACTTCCTGATGCGCCAAGTGGTCGAGGTAGCAAAGCTCAACGTCCCCCAAGGGGTGGATGCTGTAAGTCTGGCACGCAAGTCAGGAAGCCTGCGCAGGGCTTACACCGAGATTGAGAAGCTCAAACTACAAGCGGGGGCGTAGCGATGGAAAGAGCCTACTCACCCTCCGAGATACTCCGCAAGAAGATCCCCAGCATCCCCTTCGAGGGGGTGTGGCGGGATGCCTTCGGGGAGCCAGGACGTACAGGGGTCTGGCTTATCTGGGGAGAGAGCGCCAATGGGAAGAGCTCCTTTGCGATGCAACTGGCAAGAGAACTGACTAAGCACGGTAAGGTAGCCTACAACTCGTTGGAAGAGTCCCTCTCCCTCTCCTTCCAAAACAATATGCGCCGATGCCGAATGGAGGAGGCTCGGGGGCGCTTCTTGATCCTCGATAGAGAGCCGATAGAAGCCCTCACTGAGCGCCTCAAGCGCCAACGCTCCCCAGACTTCATAATCATCGACTCCTTGCAGTACACAGGGATGAACTATAAGGAGTACAAGAAGCTCAAGGAGCAATTCCCGAACAAGCTCTTCGTCTTCGTATCGCACGCCGATGGGGAGAAACCCAAAGGGTCGACTGCTGTCAGTGTCCAATATGATGCCGACATGAAAATCCTAGTACAAGGCTACCGAGCGATATGCAAGGGACGCTTCATGCCTGAATCAGGTAAGCACTACAGCATCTGGGCAGAAGCTGAGGCGAAGTACTGGGGGCTTGAAACAAATGAAAATGAATCTCAATATTAACGTGAACTAAAAGGAACCGATGGACTACTTAATCGGAGCTACTCTCGGGGCAATGCTTCTACTGCTCTTTGCTGGCATCTCTACTCATAAGGATGAAGAAAAATCACAGGCACAGAGTGATGAGGACGAAGCAGATTGTCAAAGCCTTCGAGAGGAGAATGCTCGACTGAAGAAGGAACTAAGTGAGCTCGAGGAATCTCATTCTTTTACGATAGCACTGTTTGAAAGAGCCTTGATAACTAATGCAAATAAAAGCAACGAAATCAAAGTGCTACTACAACAGAAAGAGGAACTCCAAAAGGCGCTCCTGGAGCAAGTCAATAATCAGACGGGAGAAAGCGATGGCAAAGCGTGATTCTTACGCCGTCTTCTTCGCCCTGCTCAAGAGGATGCCAGGGGCGACTAAAGAAGATCTGGTCGATCAGTGGACAGGCGGTCGCACCTCCTCCCTGAAGGAGATGACCGACCGAGAATACAATCAGATGATCTCGGCGCTTCGCTCCCAGGTGGATAACCTCGAGGAGAAGAAGAAGGCTCGATCGGCGGTGCTAAAGCAATTCCAACTGTACGGGATTGATACAACGGACTGGGATGCGGTAGATCACTTCTGCTCCAGTCCTCGCATCGCAGGGAAAGCATTCCGCCACCTCACCATAGCGGAGCTGAAGACGCTCCGAGTGAAGATGCTTTCAATCCGCAATAAGGCAGAAAGGGTCGACGAAGCTAAGCGTCGTCTGGAGATCGCCGAGGCTCATACCAAAGGTCAGATGCCAAGTTAAGACAACTAACCCACTCAATAACTAACTTAATAAACAGAAGTATGGAAGACGTACGAACCGTCCAAATGACGGATGCCGAATGGCAAGAATACCAATCTCTCAAGAGAGAGCAGGAAGAACGGGATAAAGCCCAGAAACGCAAGGCGGATAGGGAGGCTTACCGACGGCTAAGTGAAGAGGCAGTATCTGAAGTTTTCGTCGAGATCAAGCGACTTAATGAACAGATGCAAGCGACGAAGAAGATGGTTATGGAGCGCTTCTTGGCTATACTCAAGATGCGCGATGAAGCCTTCGACACCGACTCCAAGCAGAGCCAGTACTCCTTTGTCGACGAGGGGGTCACTCAGCGTATCATCATCGGTAGATACAAGAAGTATATGCACGACACTACGGCGGAGGCTGGTATCAAGATGGTGAAGGCATACCTAGAGACATTGGGTACAGATAGCGAGACTCAGAAGCTCGTCCGCATCATCCTTGACTTACTGAGCGAGAACGCCCAGGGCGAGCTTGAACCAGACAAGATCCTTCAGCTCGATCGCTATGCCGAGGAGTTCGGCTCAGTGGAGTTCGCCGAGGGGGTTAAGATCATCAAGGAGTCACTCATCTTCGACTGGACAAAGTATTTCTTCCGTGCGGAGGAAAAGAATGCAGATGGTGCATGGAAGAGCATACCACTGTCAATGATTAACGTCAACTAAGGAGTATATGCTAGAAAGACATCATCTGAGGCTCTCTGCGGATGATCTGTGGAAGAGCTGGGATCCATCACGAAAGAGTGGTCATAAAGGGGACATCCTCCATGCTTATACCGGTATTGGGTCTGTCTATCTCGAAGAGCATAAGCCTGAGGGTCTCTGGATCATAAAACCCTGCTGGGAGCTTCCTCGGTATGTCGCAAGGACAGAGCAACGAGCAATCCACCTTGCGGTATTATCTTTCCTTCGGACACTACGATTTGCCGTGAAGGATTTCATCTACCTCGCTAAAGTGAAAGTGGATGATGACGATGCCAATGAGGAAATGTGTAACATCCTCGACCTACTTTCCCCCAACGAAGAAGAGACAGAAGAATACAGCTATGAATAAATGGTATTTATGCAAAGTGTCCTATGAGCGTCAAGCTGACGAGATGGGCATGAAGAAGGTAACGGAGAGTTACCTGGTGGATGCTTTGAGCTTCACCGAAGCTGAGGAGCGTGTTATCAAGGAGGTTACCCCCTTTGTCTCTGTCGGAGAGCTGGAGGTGGTGAATATCCGCCCGATGCGTCTAGCCGAGCTCCTCCTCGACGAGGAGTCAGGTAAGTACTATCGTGCGAAGGTGGATTTGACCACTATCGACAGTGCTGGGCAGGAGCGTAAGGTTGGTACGGCGATGGTCGTACAGGCAGACTCGCTCCTCGAGGGCACTAAGTCGCTCTTGGCGCATCTGGATAGTGGGGTGTCAGCCTACGAGCTGGTAAGCATCGGCGAGCTCGAGATCCTCGATGTGTATCAATATGTAGCCCCGCCCGCCGAATGATTATAGCAGTAGACTTTGACGGTACGCTGTGCGAGAACAGATACCCTGATATTGGCTACCCGATGCCCCAGGCGATCGCCAGCATGAGGCGACTGCATGAGGATGGTCACTATCTCATCCTCTGGACATGCCGAACAGGAGAGCGCCTAAAAGATGCTATCAACTGGTTGCTCGAGCGTGGTATCCCGATCGATCGTGTGAACGACCATTGCCCCGAAAACCTTGCCAAGTACGGGGAGGGCGGGATGAAGGTCTATGCCGACCGATATATCGACGACAAGGCAGGCTTCACGTCTTGGTTTGAAGAGATGGAGAAGCTGGGCTACAAGGACTAAGCAGGTCAGGGGATAGGAGAATTTTCCTCCTATCCCCTGACCTTTTTGTATCTTTGCATATATGAGTAAAAAGGGACGAAATATTGACCTCATCAAGAAGCGTGATGATAAGCTTTACGAGCGGTTCTTGTACCACTACGACGTGTGTAAGATTCGCTTGGATGAGGTGCTTCGTATCCTTAGCGAAGAGGAGTTCTTCCTGTCAGAGCAACGCATCTGGACGATCATTAAGGGTTACCAGGGCGTGCCTCGTGCAGAGCTTATGGATCGCATCAAGAAGCCCAAGGTTCGAGCAGTCAGAGGCGTGCCTACTTCACTGAAAGTCGTATCTGAGTACTCCTATAGCTTGTTCCCCGCCTCATCTGCTCGGTAACCGTACAGGTGTAGGTACTCTCGTAGACCTTTATCCCGTGGTTAAAGGTGAAGAAGGTAGACTGAGTACGCATCAATCCTCCATCGTCGAGAGGACGATATCCCTCGAGCAAGCTGTGAAGTTTGTGCCTTAGCTCCTCCCGCTCCTTAATACTAAATTCCGTGCCAGAGCCTGAGTGCGTGTCATCGTAGCAGTCGATGATCAGTCGCACTCGCAATGTTGCTTCTCCCTTCTGACTATCGCCCTCCAGATGTGACCAGTCTACACGGCTCGGTTCGATGAGAACGGCTGGATAGGTGAGCGGATACATCTGTCGCCCGTCGTCGTCAAGGTTCTCTAGTTGTCCATAATCTTCGTCTACCAGGATGAGTTCAGGCATCTCCCTGGCTATATGGGCTACCATGTTAGAGAGTAGATATTCCATCTTTTATTCGCTGTATGCTGTCGTTTACTTCCTTGCTTACCTTCTGCATAAGTTCTCGGCTCTCTCCGATAAACTGACGTTTCGGCATCTTAGCTCGGATCTTGATCTTCGTCTTCTTAGTGATGGCAAGCGCCATCCATTTCTTCGCCTCTTCAGGGATAGCCTCCTTAGATCCCCCCGCCCTCTTGCCTTTCCTGCCCGTCGCCTTGCCACGCTTACGCCCGCTAAGCTTGTAGACCATCGCCCAGGCGTACTTGCGCATCTTGGGGGTGATAGTTGGGTTGGAAACAATTGTACCGCCCTCATTATGGATTACGGCGTAGGGTACAGGGTTCTCGATGCTCACCTCCCCTCGACCGATATGCGCCTGGGTGCTACTCATCAAGTGATTGCGAGCGGAGGTAAGGGTCTTATAGCGGGCAGATGCCCCCATCCCACCCCTTAGCTCTCTCTGAGATTTCTTCCAGGGGCGAAGACCGCCGTCATGGAATCCCGAGTCACGGAAGTTCTGTTTGAAGTGCTGAACGGCTATTATTCCGACCTTTCGGGGAAGTCGATCATTCACTTCTCGCTCGACTTGCTCTTTAAGCTTCGTGACCAGTTGCATGAGCTTTTGGGGATCGTCGCTTGTCATGTTGAAATATAATCTTACCTTTGTGGCGGTGAGGTACTCTACATCAGGGACGTCACCCCGATGAGCCCTACCTATCATCTTGGTGATGGGTAGGGCTTATTATATAGATAGTTCAGTTATGTTGTCTATGCCATTGATGACCACATATAGCTTCTGAATGATGGGGGTCTCTCTCCCTCTCGAGGCTGAGAGCTTGCGATAACTATCAATCGTCTTCTGCATCCTTTCTGGATCGTACATGCTTGGGTCATGAAAGTAGATGCACAAGCTGTTGGAAGCTTCAGAGTCACCAACTCTCTTGTTGAATTTCTTCAGCTGTTTATCCTTGTCGGTTAATGCATTGACATAATTCTCTTTATTCTCAGTTATGCATCGGATGTCCATAAGCACACCATCAAGAGCCATATCCAAAGCTGTTAGCGTATCCCCGTTGCTACCTTTTCTGCGTTCGTCCAGGAGAATGACTTTCCTACCAGACTTAAACAGAATATTCTGACACTCCTTTTCGAGCTCTCCTGAAGATAGAGAGGTGTCAGAGAATGCATATTGGGTAGACCCTTGTGAAAACTTATGCCCAATATGGGATGCCTTGATCCCCCCTGTTTCTGGATCGAACTCAACATCCCTATACTCCTTATCCTTCGTCAGCTGGAGGTACTCCTCATAGCGCTCGGGGAACTTTGCCTTTGCCACCTCCCAGTCGATATAGGGGCAGTGGTAGCAGTCCTTCGTCTGTCGAGCCTGGAAGGTTCTCTCGAGGAATCCTTTCAGTCCCTTCTTCTTCCCCTTGTTGAAGGGGCAGGCACTGCAGTTCGAGGGGAAGTAAGGGTGCTTATCGCTGAAGGTATGACCATGTCTGGGGTTCTCCTCCAGCCCCTGCTGAGCCTTGGGCATATTGGGCGACTTCTCCCACCCCGTAGAAGGATCATCTGTAGCCTCGAGTGAGCATTTACAATTCCATCGATTAGCAGGATGGTTGTCCTTCCAGAAGGGATCATCCATAGGGAGCGTCAGCCCTGATGCCCAGAAGGTCTCATGTACAGCCTCGGGGGAGGGTGAGGTGGTAGGCATCCAGCGTAGGTTCGGGAAAATGTCTCGATTGCGCTCAAACTCTTGCCAGTCGGATGCTTGATGAGCTCTGAGGATGGCGGTATCATACTCGGTGCGTAGCCAAGAGCCGACCTGATGGCTTGCAATGGGCGCAATACTCTTCTTCCAATCCTGAAAGGATCGGAGCTTGCCCTCCTCGTCAAAAAGTCGCTTCTGCATTTGACTACCCATCGAATGGCATTTGAAGGCAGAAAAAACCTCGTTCGAGTGGCGAAGCTCTCTGAGGAATGCCTGCTCATGCGTCTCGTTTCCACTGTCGATGAGTCCCTCGACGCTTGCCTCATTGATGATGCGCAAAACCTCTCGCCATGCCTGTGGCTCTATCTCCGTCGATACGTCAAACCCATCATATACCTTGCGCAGGTACTCCTCAAGGATCTGTGGGCTAAACTTGACCGTGCTATCGTTGTGGATAGAGCCCGAACAGCAGGGGCAGGAACGCTCTCCGTAGTAGAGTGTATCGATTAGAAATCGCTGTCCGCCCCTCCTGGGAGAGGGGCTAGGGAGAAAAAACGGCTGAGCAGGTTGCGTAAGCCCTTCTTGCCCTGAGGCGGAGTATTGCCTTTGGTCTTCTCTTCCTCCGAGAGATTGTTGTCATCGGTGTTGCCCTCTTCGGTAGAGGGAGCGTCACCGCCGAGTAGTTGAGATTGCAGAGCTTCCTTGTTCGCCTTCTTCTCAGCAAGAAGCTCATCGTAGTTCTCGGGCTTGGGGATACCTGAGAACTCATAGAGGTAGTCATCGGATATGGGTAGCCCGATGGAGTTCAGCTTGAGGACAATGTCCACCTGCTGGGTGGGATGCGTCTTGTCCTTCTTGGCGTAGACGAACTCGCCTCCCTCGGTATTAAACCCGAGGTTGGAGAAGATGGGGCGCATGTGGTAGTTGAGGACATCGAGGATGGTGTCTCGGTCATCCTCATTCATCTCGTCCTCGACCTCCTTGTGTACCTCGCCGAGCGCTTGTGTGCCTACCTTCTTAGCATCGGTCGTGAGCGTGTTGCCGAGCACACGGATTGAGATCTTGCTATCCCAGTAGTTGGTGAAGTTCTCGAATAGCTCACCTGTGGCGGATGCATTCTTTGGCTCGTGCAGGACAAGGGAGCTTTCCTTGGGGTGGATGTAGACCGCTGATGATCCTTGGCGACGGGCATCCTCAATGATCTTCCTTCGGGCTTCTTGGTCACCAGCATCATAGGTGTACTCACGGATCGGTATACCGAAGATGTTGCAGAATTTAGCCCAGTCACTGACGTTGCCTCTCTTGTAGAGAATGGCAATCATGATGTCCACAAGAGCTCCAAGGTCACGCTCTCCGCCGACAAAGAGCATATTATCGAACTCCTCAATAGGCGCACCCACCTGGTCGTCTTGATACTGTAGGAGCTGACGTGTGATTGGATTGTAGTGCTTGCGATTGATCTGATCCGCACGGATATTACCCTCCTCATCAAGGTAAAACTGCATCAGGGAGAAGCCCCAGAACTGGGCTAATGTGATCTCCTTACGCACCTCCTTGAACCACGGAGAGCGGAGCTGTGGAGTGATTACATCGTCAGGCTTTCCGTCTCTGTGAAACTCAATGGGGATGCGTGTTACCCCTCGAAGGCGCTTGCTTAAGACCCCCATGTAGTGAATGTCTAGCTCTGACGACTCGTAGAGGTCGTATAATCGGGATCGAGAAGGGAAGTCGATCTGCTTGGCTCGACGTAGGCTATTCTGGAACTTCTGTAGGTCGAATAGGAATAGCTCAGGCATCTGCAGTACAACGTCAGGGACGTGGTACGAAGAGCCCGAGGAGGAGCGTAGGCTTCCTCCCTGTTGGATACGCTTTTGAGTTCGATTCTTTGCCATTAACGTAGGGTGGGTCTAAGGGTTTCAGCATCAATCTGCCAGGGGCTGTTCATCTTCTGCTCTTCACTGTCTAGTCGAGGAGCCCCGTGGATGGTGATCTCCCCTCGGGATACGCCTTTGAGCCATTCAATAGCTCGTTCATACCTATCCTTTCGGATGTCAGCAATCTTATAGGGGTTATGGATGCTGAAGATGTGATAGATGGTGATGTCGAGAGCAAACATCAGGATGAGGCTATGGCGCTCCCCTCCACGAGCGGAGAAGATGGCATCACAATCGTAGGTCTTGTCGAGGTAGGAGCTCATCTCAGAGATAGTGCGATCCTCGCAAATCTCAATTACCTGAGGATCGTAGTCAGGGTTGGGCTGACCTCCTGCTGAGGTCTCCCTTAGAAGGGAGGAGAGTATTTCTCGGTGGATGCTTGCGTTGTAGTCCTCAGGGGTGATAAAGTTTGTCATAATTAAATACGATAGGGGTTGCCTTTGCTGACCTCGTCATACCCAATGACCTCTGGAGGATCAAGCTCTGCACTCTTGCTCTTGATGAGGCTGATCCCACCCTCCACGGCATCTAGACCGTCGGCAGGGTATGGTAGGTGCATCTCGAACAGTGCTCCTTGGTTGATTAGCTCTACCATGTGGGGGTTATCTTGCTCGTCCTCGTTGAATATGAGTTGCCCGAGTCGGTCAAGAGGCTCTAGATTATTCTCAATGCGGACTGCTTTGTCGGTCTTCTTGCGCTCATCGGGTCGGATGTGAATCTCTTCGCCCCTACGCTTGATCTCCTCTCGTATAAGGGGCTTGAAGACTTGTTCGTAGAAGGGATCCTGCAGTTTATTGTTCTCAATGTAGAAGTACACCTCCGTCTTGCCTCCGACCCATTTCTTTAGGTCAAAGTACCAGCTGATAAAGTTGGCATTGGTCTCTCTAGCAAGGTAGCCTTTGATGACGTAGTACTTGTCTCCCAGCTTGCCTATTAGCCAGAGCGCCTTGAAGGATCCTTGCTTGGTCTTTCGGTCACTATAAGCGGGGTCGCCATAAGCGATCAGATACTTAAATCGCTTGAGGGGTGGAATTTTACCAAAGGCAAGATTCTTGAAGACACTCCCTTCGGAAAGCGGGTTGTTGAAGTACTCCTTCTGTTGGGCTGAGCGAGGGATATTCTCCAGCGTTCGGTCGATCATCTCCTCGCTGTTTTTTGCTGGCCACGTCGACCGTCCTTGCTTGTCTCGTATGTTGACGATATCCCAGTGCTTGGCTTTTTCTCCTGCACGCTTGACACAGCAGTCCTTTGCGATGATGTTCCCACACCAGATGATTAGGGTTGGTTCACTGATGGATCGTGTTGGGTAGAGCGCCTCATTAAACCAGTCCCACTTCTTCTTGAGCGTCTCGGGGTTACGGCAGTCCTCATCGGTGTCGTAGTCGTCAGCGACGAGCACGTCGGGGCGAATGGACTCATTACGACTTCCTCGAGGGGCTGACCCTGCACCCAAAGCCAAGAATTTTGCACCAGAGCGAATCGTGAAATCTCGCTCAGTCCACTGCCCCAAGTTCACCTGGTTGCCATAGAGTTGCTTAAGGCGAGGGTTCGTCTCAAAGTTGACCTTGTATGGAGTGAGTAGTCGGATGGCACTATCCACGGTAGCGCTGGTAATGACAAAGAACCTCTTACGACCCGTGAGGGCTAGATACATCAGCACCATCATTACGATGGTTGACTTGGCAAGCTCTCTCGACCAGGAGAGTACCTCATACCATTCTTCATTTTCAATGATGCGCTTAATTGCCTTGATCTGGAAGGGTGCGAACTCATACTTGGCGTAGCCCGGGAAGAGGTACTTACACCACCGCACAGGGTCAGCTTCGAGCTCCTTGCGAAGCTTGTCAATCTGACCAGCCGTGAGATTATGGTCAATGAGGGCATCCCGTGCAAAGGACTTGTGGAACTCCTCCCACTGCCTAAGGGCTTGCTTTTCTTGCTGTGTCATCGCTTAGAGCTTGCTTGATCTTTGATGAAGACATCCATGAGGCTGTTGAAGGCTTTGGCTTGCTCCACATCGAGGGGACGAAGCCAAGCGAGGAAGCGCATGCAGACGCTGATGACTTCGCTGATGCCGAGGTCATCTTGTATCTTCTTGATGGAGGTGGCGAGCTTGAGCATCGCATCAGCTTCTGCGGGGGTGGCGTAGCGTGCCCCCTCCTCACGACTGGTGATGGTGCGATTAATCTCGGCTATCTGTTGTTGCCACTGAGCGATGAGCTGAGTGGGCGTTACCGAGAGTGACGCTTTAAGCTCCGCCCAGCTGTCCTCCTTCGACCAGCGGATGATGGTCTGCCGAGAGACCCCCACCTTTACGGCAATTTCCTCCTGAGTGTAGTTGCCGTCGAGATAGAGTGTGCGGGCGATACTCCGCTTATCAATCTTGCTGTCCGTCTTCTTCGCCATCCTTTCTGTCTCTGATTTGCTTGTAACGGTAGTTGTAGTCTACGCCAAAGAGAGCGCCCGAGAAGGTGGACATCTCACCAAAGGCGACTAGAATGGAGTTGTGAATCTCCCCGAGAGGCTTAACCATGAAGCCTGCAAAGAGGAGGAGGATACCACAGATAACAAGCACCGTTGCTACCCATAGCTGTACTGTTAGTTTATCTCGTTTTGTCATCTAATAGTGTGCGTTGATTTGCACCTCTGAGGAGGTGATCTTGATGCTCTCTACTACCTCGCCATCTAACTCTAGAGCCTCCCTGATGCGCACACGCCAGTAGAGCGGGTCGTTGTCCAGGAGCATGTCCGAAATGCCTACGCCTAGCGCAGGGTTCTCCTTGAGCTCTCCCTTGTGGGACTGAATGATAATCGCCTGATTCTGTGGGGTGATCTCCCCCAGTTGGAGCTCTCCCGAGGAGATTAGAGGCTGGTAGTCGGAGTCGATAAGTATACCAATCATATAAATGCTAGCTGAGGCGGAATCCGAGGGTGATCTCTCGCTTGCCACCCTGTGAGCTAAAGGAGGTCTTTACCGATCGGACGAAGTACGAGCCGTCCTGCTCGGGGTAGTCCTCATCGTGCAGTGTCACCGTGTCGCTGGGCTTGCACTCGGGGATGAGCCAGCCCGTAATAGTACCGTCGTAGCCGTCGTAGGTGCGACGCAGGAGCTCGGATTCCCCTCGACGACGCATAGAGGCTTCGTCGCTGGTGGGGCATTTCACCTCGACCTTGTCGCCTCCCGTTGTGCCGACTTCCACCTGCCGAACCTTGCCATCGGGTAAGAGCGCCTTCACCACCACCTGTATCTTCTTATCCTCGGCTCGCTTGTAGCTGAGGTCGGCTTTTTCGATGTTGACCGCAAAATCATACAGCCTCTCTTTGCCGATAACTTCCCCAGGGGGGTGCACGTGGAGGGTCGTCCCGTCGAGGTAGATGTCTGCTCCGCTATCCTCCTGAACCTTCTTCAGCACGTCAAAGGCTGTAGCATTGTGGAAGGTGAACTTATCGTACGTCCACGCATAGCTACAGATCACCTTATATTCCGTCCCAATGGTCTTGCAAAGCTTTTCGAGGAGCTTTTGAAGGCTGATTTTCTTGAAGACCTCGTTGGTGACGGGCTTACGGAAAGCGTATAGGTCATCCTCGCAGTATAAGGTGATTGAGCCCTTGTCTGTCGAGATACGCTGGAGGTATCCTATAAACTCATCTACAAGCCCTGTCTCTTCGTAGCCAAGGGCGATGCTCACCTTATCACCTCGCTTCAGCTCTTGCTCGATGGAGAGTCTCTTGTTGTACTCGCTTGCAGGAAGCGTTATGGTGGCTGTGTCCGCCAGAAGCTCTACCGAGCGATGGATATCCACCTTGTCCAGCATCCCCAGGGTGTGCTCCCCAACCTTGACAGAGTAAATCATCGTGTACATGCTACTTGCTACTTGAGTAGGAGTTTGTAGGTGTCGTCAGAGAGGCAGGG